ATTCAGCTTCAGCGTGAAGTTGATGGAGTTGACAGAACTTTTGGTTATTACTTAATTAATAATGTTCCAATAATTAAACATGCGGTAGGTTCTCAGATTAAACACTTTATCTCCTCCCTCCTCACCAAACGAGATCAGAGCATGGCTAAGGCTTTGAGGAGAGAGTTTGAGGAAAAATTAGATGCAGATAATCCCGATGGTTTTAGATATTCAACAAAGGTAGTCCCGAGACTTGCTGATGCAGAGAAAGTGGAAAAGTGGTTATGTCAATTCCTAGACTCCTACCTAAAGAAGCAGGAGGGGAAGTGAAGAAACTAACTATGGCACAAGAGAAGAGATTTAATGAGAAGTTTACTCAAGGTGGCATACTTGAATATGTAGATACAGATGAAGCTGGACCGATTAAACAACACCTAGCAGATGAACTAGCAAGGGGGAGAGATGAAATATTGAGGGAAATAGAGAGCATGGGCAAAGAAAACGACTGGGATTTGTCAGCTTATGATTTATATATCAGACTAAAAACTAAAGGAGGGAAAGAATGACCGATAAAAGATTCTTGATTATTACTATTGTTTTTTTAACGATTGTTGGTTTTGTTTTGGGCTTCATGGTTTTTGATACGAGTCGGCAGGTACAGATGCTACATCAAACCAACGCCAAACTATTGGGTCGGGTGCAGTATTTAAAGCGGTCAATTATTAGTTGCGATAACGCCCTCGGCCAGACCAATAATCTCTTAGAGGGCCGGACATTAATATTAAAGTTGAATGTAGAAGATAATGATTAATTTGTCTTGTTATTCTTGCTTTTTTTAAAAGATTATGGCTATAATAAAGGGTAATGTTGATAACAAACAAATTGCAGTACAGTATTATGCAATTTGTTGGTGAGTGGGTAAAAAGCGAGAAAACTCCAGTACCTCGTACAGAAATAATTTCAAATATGGGTAATGAAGGTGTTAAGAGTTATACAGTAGTTAGTGCAATCAATTCTTTGATTAGGAAAAGATATATTAGAAGATCAACAGGTCATTCTAATAAAACTTATTATGTGCAGTTAGGGAGAGTGTAAGAAGACTTGCAAAGAAGTAATTTTACTTGCTAGTATTATTTTAATAGTAACCTAACCCTTTAAAGAAAGGACTGGTAGATATGTCTAAAAAGAAAACTCCATCAAAACCAAGAAATAAAGGCGGCAGACCGCCAACATGGACATCCCCAGTAGTTGTGAAGAAACTAATTGATGAGTATTTCAAACATCAAAAACGACCTACTTTAGCTGGTTTAGCTTGTTCTTTAGATATAGCTCGGTCAACGCTCTATGAGTATGAAAAAAAGGATGGGTTTTCAGACACCATTAAAAAGGCTAGGCAAAGGATAATTGAGATTTATGAAGATTTATTGATTTATGGTGGTCAACCTACCGGTGTTATTTTTGCTCTTAAGAATACCGGTTGGCGTGATCGGGTTGAAACAGACTTAACTACTAAAGGTGAGAAGCTTAATATTGGTGTTGTCAGTTATGTTAAGGCTAAGGAAACAAAGAAGGTTAAAGAAGCTAAAGTAGATGGGAAATGAATTTGATGTTATTATCCCCCATAACTTCGTAGCAAGAGATTATCAAGTCCCTTTTCTCAAGGCGATAGAACAATCAATTAAAGGTGAATCTGATATAAGGTACTTTTATCAGGTATGGCATAGGCGGTCAGGTAAAGATAAGACCAACATGGCCGATACTTTCCCCCGGAGATTAATTAGAGATCCCTGTCAAGCTAAATATGTTTATCCTACTTCTGTTATGGGCAGAGGTCATCTTTGGGAAGCCCTAGACAGAGATGGCTTTAGGTTTATAGATCATATACCTAAGCAAATAAGAGTTGATAAGCCTAATGATACTAGGATGATTATTAAGGTTAAGAATGGGACTGATACTCCTTCAATGTTTCAAGTGTCCGGAGCTAATGATCCCGATTCTTTGAGAGGCGGCAATCCTAAGTTATATGGATTTAGTGAATGGGCCGACCATGATCCTTATACTTGGGATGTGGTAGAGCCAATTCTAAGGGAAAATGATGGGATAGCGGTTTTTAACACTACCCCCAAAGGTGATAATCATGCTAGGGCTTTGTTGGAATATGCCAAGAATGATCCTAAGTGGTGGGTAGAAACATTGACAGTTGATGATACTAGGGTTTTTACTAAACAGCAGATGGAAGGGATTAAAGCTGATGTGATCCGGAGGTTTGAGGCTCAAGGCAGGAGTAAAGAGGAAGCAGAAGCTTATATTGAGCAAGAGTATTATTGTTCTTTTGATAGTCCGGTGATTGGATCTTATTATGGAGCGGCGGTTAGAAAAGCAGAAGCAGATGGCAGGATAACAACTGTCCCTTATGAACAAAGATTCCCGGTTTATACTGCTTGGGATCTAGGTATTGATGATTCAATGACTCTCTGGTTTTTTCAGGTTATTGGCATGGAGATTAGGTTTATTGATTATTATGAAAACTCCGGTGAAGGGTTAAGCCATTATGCCTTAGAAATGCAGGAAAGGAAGTATGTTTATACTACTGCTTATGCTCCTCACGATATTGAGGTAAGGGAGCTTGGAACTGGTAAATCAAGATTAGAAGTTGGTAAGAAGTTAGGTATTAAGTTTAAGCCAGTACCTAAGCTTAAGATAGATGAGGGCATTAATGCCGGCAGGACTATTTTTAATCAATGTTTGTTTGATAAAGATAAGTGCAACCGGGGCTTGCAAGCCTTAAAGAACTATAAAAAGGATTGGGATGATAAAAATATGGTATATAGGAGAGGCCCATTACATAATTGGGCTTCTCATGGGGCTGATGCTTTCAGAACCTTTGCAGTAGGCTTTAGAAAGCCCTGTGAGCAGGTACAGCAAGATCCGGGGGGTGTTAAGCCTATGTACCCTGGATTACCTGGTTAAGTATTGACTAGAACTATTTTTAGTTGCTTAAATTAAGAATATGCGAAGTTTTACTGATGAACATAAAAAAAAGCTGAGTAAGGCTCATGCAGGGAAAAAACTCTCAGAAAAACACAGAGAGAGTATAAGTAAAGGCCTTATGGGAAGAAGGGCATGGAATAAGGGAGTAGAAGAGGGAGAGGGTAATAGGTGGAAGGGAGATAATATTGGTTATTCTGGTTTGCATATGTGGGTTAGAAAGCATTTGGGTAAGGCCGAGGTGTGTGAGTTTTGTCAATCAACAGCTAATATTGAATGGGCTAATAAAAGTTATGAATATAAGAGAAACTTAGATGATTGGATGCAGTTATGCCGCAGTTGCCATCATATTTACGATAATATTGCTTCAAAAAGAGAAAGAGATACTATGGGGAGGTTTATATGAATATAACTCAAGATGGTAGAAGTGAAGAATTGCAGATGCTTCTTAACAATAAAGAGTCTGGATATAATTACCGGCAACGAAGGCAGGAGGATTGGTTAGAAAACTATACTCTTTACAGAGATAAAGTAACCATTAACCGCCTTACCCAAAGACAGTCAGTTAATCTTCCTTTAATGAAAACCAGCCTTAGAACTCTGCTTAAAGATGTTGATGATATGCCGGTACTGTATTTTGAGAACTTAGACAATGATAAGCAAAAAGAGGTCTTTCAGAATGAGTATTGGAAAATAACCGGTGATGAAGATCATAATAAGATGAGTTTGCAGGATATAGTAGATAAAAGGCAGGTCTTTCATTTTGGCCGGAGTTTTGATCAATGGCAGATAAAAAACGGCGTGGTTCAAATGAAAATTCAAGATCCTCAAGATATGCTGGTTAGCCGCCACCTTGATCCTCTTGATCTTCATTCTTCAAGGTTTTTAATTCATACCCATATATTTGTAACTTTGAGCGAGCTTGAGAATGATCCTATGTATGATCAGAAGGCAGTAGCGGAGCTAAAGCGTTGGTATGGTACGGAAATGGGCTTAATCAAAGTAGCCAGTAATCAGAAAATGGCAACAGAAAAGGCTAAGAAGATGGAAGAAATGGGAGTGCCGGATGTAGTTGCTCCAGTCTTGGGTGAAACTATTGTAGAGTTGTCGCTTCAATTTATTATGAGAGATAAGGAAACCAGAAAAGGTGAGGTTTTTGAGAATCAGATCTTTTTGTATGTTGAAGCTGATGATATGAAGATCTTGTCTAAAAAACCGCTTGAAGAAGTAATTGGTACTACTAAAGACCACTTTTGGCAAACTCATTATCCTTATAACTCATGGGCTGATGATTTGGAGAAACAGGACTTCTGGAGTGATGGTATCGCTGATATTTTAAGAACTCCTAACAAAGTGCTTAATTCATGGTTTTCTCAGTTAGTTGAGAATAGGACCTTAAGAAACTTCGGGATGCACTATTACGATTCTACTATGGAAGGTTTTATGCCTTCTACTTTTAATCCTGTTCCTTGGGGTTGGTATGGTGTACCGGGTGATCCTAACAAGGTATTAAAGAAAGTTGATATTCCCGATTTATCAGAATCACTAGATGAAATGAAGTTTATAGTGGAAATGGCAGAAAAGGCAACCGGAGCAACAAGTACCCAACAAGGTGTGCAAACTGCTAGGCAGGTTACGCTTGGTGAAGTGGAGTTGGCTCTTGGTGAGGCTAAAGAAAGAATTAAAGGCATGAGTAAATTCTATACGCCTGTTTGGAAACAGCGTGGCCGGATGTTCTTAAAATTGATTGAAGCTTCCCCGGAAAAACTTGATGCAGTTAAGATATTTAAAAAGGGTAGGAATACTGAAAAGATATTTCAAAGGGAAGTTAAAGCTAAAGATTGGATGACAGAATCAGGATATAAAGAAAAGGTTTGGTCGCAAGATGAAAAGTCAGCACAGGATAGCGAAACTTTGCAAAAACTTCAAGCTACTATGGCTCTTATGCCAGGTAATATTAAACTACTTGATATTTTTCAAAGAAAAATGCTTGAATTTGATGGTTTAACACCAGATGAAATTAATGATGTTATGGAAGCTGAAAAACAAAGATTAGAACAAGCTATTAATCAACCAGTACAAGGAGGTATGCCCGGCCAGCCACAGCCACAAGCTCAGGCTCAACCCGTAGCACCTATACAACAATGAAAACAATGGCTGATATTCTTAAAAAAGTTGGTTATACATATGAGGAATTAAGTGCGGATGAAAGGAAAACCATTCAGGGCTGGTCAGATGTTTTAAATAAAAATATACTTACTGTTGATGGTATTAGGGAATATATTGTTTCAATGAGGGATGCAGTAGAGCAGGAACTTACTCAATATAGTAAAGATACTGTTATTAAGCTCTGGTTTATTAAGATTAAGATTAAAAAGGATGAAGATAAAGATTTTCTTTTGAAAGCTAGGCTTAGAAATTATATGTTGCTTGAGGCCTTTCTATCTACACCAGAAAAAGCCAAAAAGATGATTGACCGGGCTATTGCCGGATTAGTAAGTAAGAAATAACTTGACATTAACTAATTTTATTTGAAAGGATATTATTATGAAAAATATAAACAAAGAAGCAGAAAATAAGTTAAATGAGATTCTGGGTAAAGATATATCTTCATTGACAAAGGCTGATATAGGTTTTCTTCAGGCAAGGTCAGCTTATCTTAGCAGGAAGCAAAAGGGAGTATATAAGAAATTTTTAGTAGCTGAGGTAGAGTCGGATGTTAAGCCTGTCAAGAAAGAAATCCCTTATAAAGAATTGCAAAGACAAGCAAAGGCACTAGGTTATCCTTATGTTGGGATAAGTAAAGCAGACTTAGAGGTGGCTATATCTACCGGAGTTGGCCCACAGGATGCTTAGAATCGCTCTAAGAAATTAAAAATATTAAAATTAACCTAACCCTTGAGGAAAGGACTGGTCAAAATGGTAAAAGAAACTAAGAAACTTCATATTAAACCAACCCAGGAAGAATTAGATGCTAATGCTCAGAAGGCATTGGAAGAGGCTGAGGCTATAAAAAATAAGTCTAAACCTAAGCCCAAAGAACCGAAGAAAGAAGATCCTAAGTTCCCCAAAGAACCTAAGCCAAAGAAGCCTGATCCTGAACCGATTAAGTCTCCTGAACCTAATTATAAAAAGAAATTTGTTGCTTCAACCAAAGAAAGTCAAATACTTTCTGCTAAAAACAAAAAGATGACTGAATCTTTGGATAATGCTATGAATGTGCCTGAACCTACAGATGAAGAATTGGAAAAAGAATATTCTGATTGGGAAGTGATGAGTGATTTTGAGAAGAAAATGGCTAAGGATAGTTTAATAAGCACCCGGCGTTTTGCGGCTTTAGAAGAAATTACAAAGGAAAATAAGAAGTTAAGCCAATGGCAGGAAACAGTAGATAAATTTGTTGATGATCCTCAAATATTAATTGATAACCCTAAGCTTGAAGGCAAGGAAGATGAGTTTAAATTGTTTGCTACTAAGCCGACAAGAAGGAATTTAGATTTTAAAGATTTAGTATCTGCTTTTCTTTATGATGCTACTGAAACTCCTGAACCTAAGAAGAAAAAAGGCAGTATGTTTGCAGATGGATCAGGCGGCCCGGCTACTAAGGATAAGCCAAAATCAGATAAGATTAGTTTTGATGATGGACAGATATTAAAGGAAAGTAATTATAAAGAATACTCAAGATTACTTAAAACCGGGAAGATTGAAGATCCAGACCTCTAGTTAATTGCTTATTGACAGCGAATAAAATAGCTTAGTATTCTTACATTGTACAACTTCCTAACCCCTTTTAGGGACTGGTAAAGAATTAAAAAAGTTACCAGTCTAACTATAAATCAAAATTTATAGTTTAAACTGAAAGGAGTTATTAATGGCGGATTACGCAACAAAAATCGCCGAAGGCTTTTCCCAAAAACTTTTAAAAGAGGTTTATGATGTAAATCTAACTGATTTTATCGTCAACCGAGATTATCAGGGAGAAATAACGGCATTGGATCAAAGTTAAATATTTTAAACTTTGACCGAATTTCAGAGCAAACCTATGTCAAAGCGGCAGGTTTAACAGTAGAAGATTTGACTGAGAACAATGCTCAGTTGGTTATAAATCAGTACAAAGGATTCTACTGGCAAGAATATACTATTGATCGTTGGTTATCCTACATTAAAAATCCCCACGCTACAGTAGTCGCACAGAAAGCAGATGAAAGATCTAGGAATATGGATATATTCACACTTGGTCTTTATGCTGATGTGGGAGCAGGTAATAGGGTAGGTACAGATGAATCTACCGGAACTGTTACTATTACTGTTACTACTGGTGCAGTTGTCGGAGTAGGCACAGCCTTTACTGCCGCTATGGTTGGTAGAGGAATTAAGGCCACAGGTCATACACAATGGTACAGGATTAGTGCTTATGCAACCGCAGAAGCCATTACCATTGAAGATGATCTTGATGATGTATCTAGCCAATATACCGGTGGAGCAATAGCAGGAGCAACCTTTGTTATTGAAGCCGCAACCACCCTAGCAATTACTACCAGCAATCTTTTCGCTCAGGTATCTTTAATGAGAGAAAAGCTTGATGAAGCAGAGTTGTATGAGAAATCCTCTGTTCCTGATAGTAATAGATGGCTAGTCGCACCGCCTAAGTTTTTTACTACCCTAAAGAGAGCAACAGGTGTTGCCCTCCATGTTGATGAAGTATTTAGGGATCTAGTGAAAAAGGGTTATATGGGTGAGCTTGACGGATTTAAATTGTTTAAGTCCAACAGGCTAACCGGTAATAACACAGACGGATATAGAGTGTTAGCCGGTCATCCAAATTGGTGTACTTTCGCTGAGAAGTTGCTTGAAGCAGATATTGAAGAAGATCTGCCCGGTAATTTCGGATCTGCTTATAAAGACCTATTCGTATATGGGGCTAAAATAACAGATTCAAGAAGGCACTTTGCCGCCGAAGGTTATTGGACATTTTAAGTAATAAATAGTTGATAAAGTTTAGGGAGGGGTTGAGGTTTACCCCCCCCCACCCCTCTCTAAACAAAGTTAGTAGGAAAAGAACATGGCATCTTTTGAATTAAAGGATCATCTTCCAAAAACAACTCAAGAGGAATTAACAAGAGTTGAGGCCATTACCTCTACCCTAAGATCTACTGGTGAAGCTAATTTTTTAACTGCCTTAACTCCTTACAGGACTAATGTTGTTTTGCGTTATCACGATTCAGGTAATGAATTACCCCAAACAAGTGATGATAGTATTATAGAGGCCGAAGGCAATACTTTGCCTGCCGGCTATAGTGGTTTTGCTAAAGGCTGTATCTTTAGAAATTTAGATAAGTCCGGAATGAATATCTATCTTAATGTAGGAGATAGCACAACTGCTTCATGGACATTATTAGGTCAGATTATAAGTGCTTCACCATCAATTTCAGTTTCACTCAGCCCATCAGTATCAGTTTCTCTATCTGGCTCTTTAAGCCCATCAGTTTCGCCAAGTGCCAGTGTATCGCCTTCTCTATCTGGTTCTCTCAGTCCAAGTGCCAGCGTAAGTCCATCAGTTTCAACCTCTTTAAGCCCTTCGGCCTCAGTCAGTCCAAGCCTGTCCGGCTCACTTAGCCCATCATTGTCAGTCAGCCCATCATTGTCAGTCAGCCCATCACTATCGGGATCTTTAAGTCCAAGTTTGTCGGGATCTTTAAGTCCAAGCCTAAGCCCATCAGTATCAGTATCTTTGTCAGTCAGTCCAAGCTTGTCAGGTTCATTGTCAGGAAGCTTATCACCATCCTTGTCTGGCTCGCTCAGCCCATCATTGTCAGTCAGCCCATCATTATCCGGAAGCCTAAGCCCATCTTTATCACCATCATCCTCAGCCAGTCCTTCTTTATCTGGAAGCTTAAGCCCGTCAGTATCAGTTTCACCTAGCCCAAGTGTTTCGCCAAGCTCATCTGTCTCTTTAAGCCCAAGCCCATCAGCCTCACCAAGCTTAAGCCCTTCGGCCTCGGTCAGTCCAAGTTCAAGCCCATCACTCAGCCCATCATTGTCAGCAAGTTTATCAACTTCACCATCCTTATCCGGCTCACTCAGCCCATCCTTATCCGGCTCACTCAGCCCGAGCTTAAGCCCATCAGCCTCAACTAGCCCAAGTTTAAGCCCATCATTGTCAGTCAGCTTATCACCATCACCATCATTTAGCCCAAGTGCTAGTGAATCACCTAGCCCATCATTCCCGGATGTATAAGGAGTAAAATATGGCACAACCTAAATCAAGGTTAGATATAGCAGTAGATAAAAACGGAAATTTGCTTTACAGCACAACTCCTGGAGCAACAGCCTTGGCTCAGACTATTGATGCCTCTGTTAATACTTCTAAGCCGATTGAGCTTAATGCTGATACAACTATGCTCAGAGTATATGCTATTTCTAAAGATGTATTATTTAAATGGGTAACTAATGATGCTTCTGGTGATCTTGATTTTTGTAAGGTAGATAATTTTGATGAGATTATACCAGCCAGTAAGATTACTGATTTTTCAATACCTCTTTTACCAAATGGTACATTTTATCGCAAAATTCAAGTATTAGGTAGGGAAAACGGAGCTACAGTAGTTATTGTAGAAAAGTAGTTCTTGACTTCAAGCATTTTTATTGATTAAATTAAGCTATGAATGGCCTAATTTCTGTAGTGATCCCTTCTCGTAACGAAATATATCTCCAAAAAACAATCCAAGATTTACTTGTTAAGGCCAAAGATCCAATAGAGATTATTGTAGTGCTGGATGGTTACTGGCCTTCTCCCCTTGAGATAGTCCTTGATCCCAAAGTTAATTATATTCACTTTTCTAAGTCCAGAGGCATGAGAGCTTGTATTAATGCCGGTGTTTCTATTGCTAAAGGTGATTATATCCTTAAGGTTGATGCTCATTGTATGTTTAGCAAAGGATATGACAGAGTGCTGAAAGCTAATTGTGCTAGTGATTGGGTAGTCGTGCCTACCAGAAAAAGGCTTGATCCGGAGAAATGGAGATTAATAGAAGATGGGAGGCCGGATATTAACTATTTATATCTAGCCCACCCCGGCGATCCTAGTGTTTGGGGTGGTATAGGAATACAGGCTAAAGAGTGGAGAGAGAAAAACCTAGACAGGAGCTTAGATAGAAAAGTAAGAGATGATTTGATGACTGCTCAAGGATCTTGCTATTTTATGAAAAGAGACTACTTTCATTGGTTAGAACTCATGGATGAAGAAAACTATGGTGAGTTTACTAAGGAAATGCAGGAGATAGGGCTTAAATGCTGGCTAAGCGGCGGTAGGATGATAAGAAATAAGGAGTGTTGGTATGCTCATTGGCATAAACCTTCAAGTTATGGCCGGGGTTATTCTTTAGATAAAGAAGAATGGAAAAAAGGGACTGAATATACTAATAAGTGGATGAGCTTTAAAAAAGCATGGCATAAACAAACACTTCCTTTATCATGGCTAATATATAAGTTTAATCCTCCAACTTGGGAAGGGAAAATATGATCCCGGTCCTTCAACCCCACGCTAATAAGAAAATCATTGATGAAATGGCTAAGGTTTTGGGATCTGGTTGGTGGGGGCAAGGCCCACGAACAGCAGAATTAGAGGAAAAGTTTGCTAAATATGTAGGGGCTAAGTTTGCGGTAGGGTGCAACTCCGGAACGGCGGCTTTGGATCTCTGTCTTAAGGTATATGGAATTAAAGGTGGGGAATTAATAACAACTCCTATGACTTTTGTGGCTGATGCTATTGTTGGTGAGTGGAATGATATGGATGTTACCTTTGCTGATATTGATGGTTCTAATCTATGTTTAGATCCCTCATCCGTAGTTATAACAAAAGATACCAATGCCATTATTATAGTAGATTCTCATGGCCGATTAGCAGATGTTAAAGGCTTAAGAGAGAAATTTAAAGGATTAATTATAGAGGATGCGGCCCATGCTATGTTTACTCCCGGTGTTGGTAAGTATGCTGATATAGTCATTTGGTCATTTCAGGCGGTTAAGACGCTTCCTGCCGGTGATGGGGGCATGATTACCACCAATGATGAGTCAATTTACAAGAAATTAAAGTCTTTGACTTGGTTAGGGGTAGAAAAGTCAACTTTTGATAGGGCTGGCAAGGCCGCATACTCTTGGGATTATGATATTTCTCAAGCTCAAGGTACAAAATCATATATGAATGATTTAACAGCAGTAATTGTGTTAAATCAACTGCCTAGACTTGAGGAAATGACTGCTAAAAGGCGGGCAATTCAGAGTAGATACAATGAGGCTTTTAGGGATATGAAGCAGATTAAAATTCCTATGTATTCTTATACTTGCCAATATTACACAGGAAGATTTAAGAATAGAAACGGGTTAAGTAATTTTTTGGCACTTAATAGTATTGCCACTTCTGTCCATTTTAAACCTTTGTATGAGATGACCTATTGGAAAAAGGCTAAGAAAAGGTCACTGCCTGTTTGTGATAATGTTTGGAAAGATTTACTTACGTTACCAGTTTTTTATGCGATGAAATGGAAAGAGGTTGAATTTGTAATAAGTAAAGTAAAAGAGTATTATAAAAACAATGAGAAAGATTCATCTTACCGGTAAATACTCTTTTGGGAAATATATAATTATAGATGATGAGGATTTTTATTTAGTTTCTAAAAGAAAATGGTGGTTCAATGGTAGGTATGCTGTAGCAACGATAAGTAGGAAAAATGTTTATTTACATAGGTATTTACTTAAAGCTAAAAGTGGGCAGATTGTTGAACATTTAAATAGTAATTCCCTTGACAATAGACGTCATAATATAGTTTTTTCTAGCCAAACATTTAATAATCATCGGCAAATTAAACCATATCGAGGAAAAAGAAAAACAAATAATGGAGAAATTATCCCAAGAGGAGTTTTATATATACCACAAACCAATGCAGTTAATCCTTGGTTTGCAAAGATTCAACATAAGGGAATTTTATATTGCATAGGATACTTTTCTACTATGGAAAAGGCAGAAAATGCTTATAAAGAAAAGAAAAAACGAATATTAAAGGAATTTTATGGGTAAAATTTTATGTACTGGAGGTTCGGGCCTGTTAGGATCAGAGCTTAAGAAACATCTTGATTTAGATACTCCTAGTAAAGAGAAACTAGATATTACTGAGAAGCTTATTAAGCCTAAGAAATATGATCTAATAATTCATTCTGCCGCCTATACCAATGTTGACCGGGCAGAAATAGAAATTGATAAGTGTTTTAAGACTAATATACTAGGGACAGTTAATTTAGTTGAAGCCTATCCGGACACTCCTTTTGTTTATATCTCCTCTGAATTTTCTGAAAAGCCAATTAATGTTTATTCCTATTCTAAGTTGGCCGGAGAGGTAGTAGTCAGGGGAATTGCTAAACACTATTTGATTATAAGAACACTTTTTAAGCCTAATCCTTGGCCTTGGGGTGTTGCGTGGGTAGATCAGATGACACAGGGCGATTATGTTGATGTGATTGCTAAAAAGATAGTTGATTTTATAGAAGAATGGGATAAAAAAACATCAGTAGCAACCTATATAGGTACAGGCAGGAAAAGTATGTATGAACTGGCAAAAAGAACTAATCCTAGAGTTAAAGCAGTTTATTATAAGAGGGCTAACAGGCCAATGGATTATCTGTAATGTGGCTGAGTAAAAAACCTTTAGATATATCAGTTATTTATTATACTTCTAATTATTTAGAGGAAGAAAACCCTATTTTTGTAGAAAATACTAAAAGACAGTTGTTAAAAGCGGCTGGGCTTCATCCTATTATCTCTGTTTCCCAAAAGCCTATGGATTTTGGTCAGAATGTTTGTGTTGGTGATATAGGCAGATCCCATCTTAATATTTATAGGCAGATGTTATATGGCTGTGTAAATACTATAAGTGAGTATGTAGCTACTGCTGAAGATGATATTTTATACTCCTATGAGCATTTTCATACTGCTACCCCGGATATGAAGGATGTTGATTTTCTTTATGATATGAATAAGTGGTCTATCTTTACTTGGACTAAGATCCCTATGTTCAGTTTCCGGACTAAAAGAAGGGTGATTAATCAGTTGATTGCTAAAAGGACCGCCTTGATTGAAGCCTTAGAAGAAAGATTTGAAAGAGTAGATTATTTAATCAAAAAGGGTAAGACAGAAGCAGAGGTTATCAGGTATTGGGGAGATATAGGCCGGTATGAGGATTTGCTTGGTGTAACAACTAGAGAAACAGATGAGTTTTACTGTAATAAGCCTAGTATAGTCTTTACTCATCCTAAAGCTTTTGGTTATGAGGTTAATCATGGCAAGAAAAAGCGGTTAGGCGATTTAAAGGCGATTGAATTGCTGGATTGGGGCAGGGCCGAGGATGTTTTAAAGTATTATTATGAACCTATACTTTGATTTTGTTGAGATAAATAGCATTGTATTCGGAGTAACCTTTGAGGTTACAAACAGGGGTATTCATCTTGTGATCCTTTTTTATAAATATTTAATTCGAGTAGGGATTGGAGAAGAATAAATGGTAAATAATGTAGTTTACTGGCGTAATAGAATGATGGATAAATTAATGAGCCATAATGGACAGACTAAAATTGCTTTAACTGATTTATTAGATAATGCTAAACATATCGGTCAAAAGGAAAAGGAAATTGCTAAAGAGATTGAAAAGATTAGTAAAGCCTATATCAGTTTAGAAAAAGTGATTATGGCAATTAAAGGTAAAAAATGAAACAGGGTAAGGAGTTGTGGGATAAACTAGCCAGAGAAAATGCTAGGCATTTTGTTTGCTCTGATTATGGCAAGGGTAAGATGACTGAGAAGAAGTTTAGGGATAGTGGAGTCAAAGATTATATTAGGTTAATTTGGTCAGATAAACTTTTTTATAATAAATTTAATATGGGAAAAGTATTTCATAATTCTTCAGAAAAACTTAAAACTGAGGTTATTCTTGATTTAGGTTGTGGTACTGGTAGAATTACAGAATTTATGGCGGATGATTTTAAAAAAGTAATTGGTATAGATATATCCGGAGAAATGATAAAGAGAGCTAAGAAAAGGCTTGAGAAGTGTAGGAATATTGAATTTATAGAAACTGATGGTGAAACAATCCCTTTAAAAAATAATTCTATTGATATTGTCTTTTCTTATCTAGTCTTTCAGCATACTAAAACAAAAAAAAGAGTAGAAAAGAACTTTAAAGAGGTATATAGGGTATTAAAGCCCGAAGGACTGTTTAAAGTCCGGCTAAGGACTAATAAAGAGCCTGATATGACTGCTTGGTGGGCTGGTGTGCATTATAGTAAGGCAGAAGCGGTTAAAATGAGTGAAGATATTGGTTTTAAAGTATTAAAAACAGAGCCAGTCAAAGATTATGGTCTTTGGCTTTGGTT